CGGTACGGGAGCACCTGGTTTCCGACGTGCCGCTGGGAGTGTGGGCCTCGGGCGGAGTGGATTCGTCGACGATTCTGCATTACGCGGCGGAACAGAGCGCAAGCCGGCTGAAGACATTTTCGATTTCGTTTCGCGGGCGGAGTTTCGACGAGAGCCCGTACTTCCGCGAAGTAGCGGAAGTCTACGGAACGGAGCACCACGAATTCGACCTGAATCCGGAGACCGAGCTGGAGAGCACGATTGAAGATTTCGCGTATTACTCGGACGAACCGAGCGCGGATGCGGGCGCACTACCGGTCTGGTTTCTCTCGCGGATGACCCGGCAGCACGTGACGGTTGCGCTATCGGGAGAAGGCGCGGATGAGTTGTTCGGCGGGTATGAAACTTACCAAGCGGACCGGCTGGCGAGGCCGCTGCGGTTGACGCCGAGGTGGCTGCGCCGCTGGGTGCACGGGGCACTGGAGCGATACGTGCCGGTGTCGGACGAGAAGATCGGGTTGGAATACAAGCTGAAGCGCGGGATAGAGGGAAGCTTGCTGGACCCGGACGAGGCGCACTTCTTCTGGAATGGAACGTTTTCGCGCGAACAACTCAAAACGATCCGCCGCAGCGGCGGCGATAATGGACTGGCGGAACTGGCGCGGCGGGTGGCGACAGGCAACGGCGGGGTGGTGGACCGGTATCTGCGGGTGGACCAGAACTACTACCTGCCGGACGACATCCTGTACAAGACGGACCGCATGAGCATGGCGCATTCGCTGGAGGTGCGGCCGCCGATGCTGGACCATCGGATCGTTGAATTCGCGGCGCGTCTACCGGCGCGGTTGAAGATTCGCGGCTGGCGGCAAAAGTACGTGTTGAAGGAACTGATGCGTGGGAAGCTGCCGGATCGGGTGCTCGACCGGAAGAAAGCCGGGTTCGACATACCGACGCACGACTGGTTCCGGCGGCCGCTGCGGCGGCTGCTGATGGACACGCTGACGCCGGAAGCGGTGAAGGCGAGCGGCATTTTTCACGAGCGGGCGATTGAGGCGCTGATTCGCGACCACATGGAGCGGCGCATCAATGTGGGATACCATCTGTGGGGCCTGCTGACGCTATTCCTGTGGATGAAGCGATGGAAAGTGGAGCTTCATCGGGGAACGGCGGCAGAGGCAGCGCTGGCGGGCGAGTAAGGCAGCTCGCGCCGGCACCCGGCATCCCATGCAAGGGCAGGTGTCGAGAAGAGTCTCCGACACGGCACGCACGAGCGCCTGCGTCACGGACGATCCAAATCGTCATCACCAATCCAGGGAAAAATTTCTTTCGTGAGTTTTCAATAAGTTGAGAACTAATTCGGGGCGGGTGCGTGAGAGCCCCGATGATACATTCAAAACGGGAAGAAGGTTGTGCGGCTTCGCGGGTTAATCGCGGAGCCGATTTTTTTTGGGCAGAGACAAATGACCAGCAAGGTGAAGCCCGGCGCTAACAAACTGAAGATCAGCGCTAAAAGAATCTCCAGGCCTTGCAAGGATTGTATCTATTATCAAAAGCTCACAGAGAAGCTCAAGGTTTCGGGAGTGCTCGCGAGGGCCATCGCCAAGTTCGAGGAGAGAATCCGAGAGGCCGATTTCAGCCCCTCGGTAGGGGACTACATCAAGCTCGTACAGATGAGGAAAGAGCTAGAACAGGCAACCGACGAGGCGAAGGAGATCAGAGTGACATGGGTCGAGCCACTGACGTCCGACACCTAGACATTGCCTATGACCCACTGCCCTCCCAGAAATCTTTTCACGACCTGAGAGCGCGTTTTAAGGGATTCTCGGGGCCGATCGGAAGCGGCAAGAGCCAGGCGCTTTGCCAGGAAGCGATCAAGCTAAGTTACTTGAATCCGCGGCGGATGGGATTGCTGGGGGCGCCGACCTACCAGATGTTACGAGACGCGACGCAATCGACGCTGTTCGAGATATTAGACAGCAACCGAATTCCGTACGAGCACAACAAGGCGGAGAACACGGTGCGGATGAAGGACACGGGGTCGCGGATCGTGTTCCGGCCGGTCGACGAGTTCGAACGGCTGCGCGGAACCAACCTTGCTTGGTTCGGGCTGGATGAGCTGACCTACACGCCGGAGGAGGCATGGCTGCGGCTGGAGGGCCGGTTGCGGGACCCGAAGGCGCAGCGGCTGTGCGGTTTCGCAGTGTGGTCGCCGAAGGGTTACGACTGGGTGTACCGGAAGTTTGTGGAGGCACCCAGCAAGGGATACCAGGTGGTGGTGGCGCAGCCATACGAGAACCGGTTTCTGCTGGCGAAAGTGCCGGACTTTTATGACCGGCTGAAAGAGAGCTACGACGAGCGGTTCTTCCGGCAGGAAGCATTGGGCGCGTACCTGAGCCTGAGCGGGGGCACCGTGTACAGCTCGTTTACGCGGGTTGAGAACATGCGGGACCTGGGCCGGGATCAAAGGCTGCCGCTGCAGTGGGCTTTGGATTTCAACGTGGACCCGATGAGTTCGCTGGTGGTGCAGGTGGTAGCCGGCAAGGTGCTGGTGCTGGATGAAATCGTAGTACGAAACGGGACGACGATGGAAGCCTCCGAGGAATTCCTGAAGCGGTATCCGGAGCATTGGGGAGGCGTTCACATTTATGGAGACGCGTCTGGAAACCAGCGGCAGACGACGGGAGCGACGGACTACGAAATGATCCGCGAGTACTTTCAGGCTCACTCGGGAATGGAGCTTCACTACCACGTACCGAGGTCGAACCCGAGCGTGCGGGAACGGGTCAACTTGACAAATGCGAGGTTACGATCGGCGACGGGAGAAGTCGGGTTGCTGGTGGACCCGAGGTGCAAGGAGCTGATCAAGGATCTGGAACAGGTGACTTACAAGGCCGATTCGAATTCGATCGACAAAGAGCGGGACCGAATGAGGACGCATCTATCGGACGCGCTGGGATACCTGTTGTGGCAGGAATGCAGAATGCTTCCCCGAATCGGGGAGCGCCAGGAGCGATTGTTCTAACCATGCAGACGATCAACCGGGAGCATCCGGAATACATCGCGCGAAAGGCGACGTGGAGGCGCTACAAGGACCTGTACTTGGGCGGCGACCTGTTGCGGGCGCGCGCCGCGGAGTACCTGCTTCGGCGGCACAAAGAGCCAGGCGAGGTTTACCAGGAGCGGCTGAACCGGGTGTTTTACCAGAACTACATCGGCTCGATCGTGGACTGGTACGCGGCGACCCTGATGCATCGCGAGCCGGCGCTGATGCTGGACGGAACCGACGCGGGGGCGAAGAGTTTTTACAGCCTGCTGGCGGACGACTGCGACCTGAAGGGGACCAGCCTGAGCGAGTTCTTCCGTAAAGGATTCGTGGAAGCGCTGGTATGCGGCTCGAGCTACCTGGTGGTGGACTTTCCACGCACGACGGGGCCGGCGCTGACGCGGGCGGAAGAAGACGCGGCGGGGACGTCGCGGGCGTACCTGTCGGACTACGGGGCGGACGAGGTCATCAACTGGAACTACGATCCAAACGGCGGGATGGACTGGGCGGTAATCCGAACGTCGTGTCTGCAGCAATCCAAGGTGACTGACGCGAACTGGGAGCAGGAGACGCGCTGGATCTACTACGACCGGGAGAATTTTCAGGTTTACCGGAAAGCGGGCGAGGGGAAGCCGATCGAGAAAATCGACGAGGGGCGGCACGCGCTGGCTTCGCTGGGCCGGGTGCCGCTATTCCAGATGCGGGTGACGGAGGGGCTGTGGCTGATGAACCGGGCCGCGCTGCTGCAACTGGAACACTTCAACAAGTCGAATGCACTGGGATGGGCGCTGACGATGGGGCTGTTCGCGATGCCGGTAGTCTACTCGGAACGGGAGTGGAACCAGATAGTCGGCGAATCCTATTACATCCAACTGGGACCAGAGGACCGTTTTGGGTGGACGGAGCCGGAGGGGAAAGTTTACCAGATCGCGGCGGACAACCTGGTGCAGATGAAGGATGAAATCTACCGGGTGTGTTACCTGAACAACCAGGCGATGGGTGGGGCATCGAGCTCGACCAATCAATCGGCGCTGGGCAAGCAACTGGACTTCGCGACCACCGCCGAGGTGCTGGGCGCCTATGGGACAACGGTGCGGGAGAGCATGAAGCAGGTGCTGTGGGCGGTGGCGAGGGCGCGGCAGGACGAAGTCACGATCGACGTGGCGGGGATGGACGAATTCGACATCGACGATTTCAGCACGGAGTTGGACGACGCGCAGAAGCTGCTGAACCTGGGCATCCATTCGCCCACGCTGACCAAGCAGATCTACAAGCGGCTGGCGAACCAATACCTGGCCAACGCACGGCAGGAAGTGAAGAGCCGGGTGGCGGAAGAAATCGAAGAGGCGGGGGAATAGGTGGCGGAAGGCGCGGGCGGTCTCGATGGGTCGCGCGAGGATAGCGACGCAAGAGCAATCTGCGAAGGAGTTCGGCGAGAGGGGTGTATGGAAGGAATCGACATTCAAGCGGTGGTGCGGCAGGCGATCCAGGAATTTGCAAACAACGAACAGGCCAAGGCCGAGCCGGCGCACAAGGCGGAACTGCAGGAAGAGCGACGGCGGCGGGAGCAACTGGAGCGCCGGGTGAACGAGCTGGTGGAGGAGAACAAACGCAGCCGGCTGGTGGCGGAGGAGGCGGAGCGCGCGTCGGCGGTGCGGGCGGAACTGCAGCGTCTGGGAGTGGCGAAGGTGGAGCTAGCCTTCAAAGCGGTGCAGGACGAGATCGTGCGGAGCGAGGACGGGCGTCTGGTGGCGCGGGGCGAAAGCGGCGAGATGCCGGTGCGCGAGTACCTGGCGGCGTTCGTGAGAGAGAATCCGGAGTTTCTGCCGGCGCGCATTCCCGGGGGAAGCGGAATGGCAGGGATGCTGAAAAGTCCGGCGGGCGGAGGCGAGGCGATCACGATCGACCGAATCCGGCCGGGCATGAGCGCGGAAGACATGCGGCGGGTACGAGAAGAAATCGTGCGCGTGGCGTCGCAGACCTTAAAGGGTCTGTAGTGACAAGTCCGGCCAGCAGGGCCGGCAAGACAAACTAAGGAGAAGGAATGGGAGCAATTACAAATCTTAACGTCGCAAGCGCGATTGTGAAGCTGGTGGCGGCGGACGCTTTGCCGGTGCTGGTGGGAAACCTGGTGATGGGCAACCTGGTGAATCGCGATTACGAACCAGTGCTGGCCAATGCCGGCGACACGGTGAACGTGCTGTTGCCGCCGACGCTGGTAGCCAACAACATCGCGGACGGCAGCACGGTGACGCTGCAGAATCCGCCTCTAACCAGTGCGCCGATTGTGCTGAACACGCACATGGAAGCGACTTTCCAGATACCGGACGTGACAAAGGTGCTGGCAGTGCCGGACCTGCTGAAGATCTACATGCAGCCGGCAGTGGCGGCGATCGCGCAGAGTATCGAAACGAGCCTGCTGAGCCTGTACCCGGGATTCCCGACGACGGTAGGAACCGCGGGATCGCCGCTGACGGAAGCCACGGTGGACGCGGCGGAAACGGCTTTGTTCATGGCCAAGGTACCGCCCAGCGAGCAGAAGTACATTGTGGTGGACTCGGCGGCCTACTCGGCATGGCGGCAGATTCCGCTGTTCGAGGAATTCCAGACGGCGGGCGCGGCCGGGCTGGCGGCATTGATTGACGGGACGATCGGAAAGTACAAAGACTTCTACATTTTCCGTTCGCAATTCGTGCAGAAGACCAGCAGCCCGGCCAACACGCACAACCTGGCGTTCACGCGGGATGCGATGGGCCTGGTGGTTCGCCGTCTGCCGCAACCTCTTCCGGGAACGGGAGCGATTGCGGAGTACGCCGAGCTGGGCAACTTCGGCATGCGGGTGGTGATGAGCTATCAGCCGAATACGCTGGCACAGCAGTTCACGGTGGACGTGCTGTACGGATGCGGGGTGCTGCGCAGTGGATGCGGCGTGCAGGTAAACACCTAACAAAGGCGGAGCCGCGAGGCGGGCCGGCGGCCGGGGTAACCGGGCAGCCGGCCCGCACCGAATGCGAAGGGAGCGGGATGGATCTGAGACTGTACTACCAGAAGATACGAGACACGCAAGCGAAGATCGCCGACCCATTTCCGGTGATGGAGAGCTGCGAAACACCGGACGGGGGCGCCACCGGCAGGCTAACCGAAGTGACGCCAGCTATAGCGGCGAGGTTGATTGTGGAAGGGTCGGCGCGGCTGGCGAGTGACGCGGACGCGGCGGCATTTCGCGAGGCGCGGGCGAAGGCCAAGCAGGCGGCGGACGAAGCGCTGGCGGCGGCCAGGGTGCCGATGACGTTCCTGCCAATGGCGGAATGGAACAGAATCCAGGACGCGGGGAAGCGCGCCAAGAACCAGGCATAAGGGTATGGCACTATTCACGGACGGACCTCCTTCCAGCATCGAACAGCTTGCGGGGCTGGACTCGCAGTTGCCGAGTGTGGCCAGCACGGAGGGGATCGATCTGAGGCGCAAGCTGGAACTGGCCCACGAAGAAATAGGTCTGGACCTGGATGCTTTGCTGAAGAGAATAAGGCCGGCGGATGGTTCGATGTGGGCGGTCGAGAAGCCGAGGCTGGAAAACGTGGTAGTAACAGCGGCACTCAAGCTGTGGTTTGCCTACCGAACGCTGGAGCTGGTATACAGCGATGCGTACAACAGCCAACTGAACGACCGGTACATGGGCAAGCGCGACCAGTTCCAGCAGATGGCTGTCGCGTATCGCGAGCGGTTGCTTGAGGCTGGGGCGGGGATGGCGTCGATGCCGTTGCCGCGGCCCGCAACACCGGTGCTGGCGGCGGCGCCCGGAAGTTTGCCGGACAACATTTACTACGTCACCGCAGCCTGGGTAAACCGGGTGAACGAAGAAGGAGCGAGTGCGATGCCAGCGGCGATTACGACATCGTTCACCTCGTTCACAGCGCAAATCGGGCCGGCGCCAAAGAATGCCACCGGGTGGAACGTATACGTCGGCATGGATCCGGACAGCATGGCGCTGCAGAACAGCGCGCCTCTCGAGGTTGGGGCGGCCTGGGTGCAGCCGGTATGGATCAACGCGACGGGACGCGAGCCGGGTCGTGGACAAGCTCCGAGCTATGTGCAGGCGCTGGGGCGGATTTTACAGAGGGGCTGATGCCGACAACGATAGGAAACACGGTAACGGCCAAGACCGTACAGTTGCTGACGGGGCCCAGCGGCTTGAATCTCCACCTGGAGGCCCTGGCGGTGAGCGGCGCGACAGCGGTAACGCCGCTGGGGACGGCGCAGATTCTCGCCGAGAACGTGGCGATTGAACTGGTAGAGCGGGCGACCGCCGTTCGCTATCCGGCGGTAAACGTGTACTGCGAGAAAATCGTGAACCAACTGGTGGAGAAGTTTCGAACGTTTTCGGGGATCTCCCAGATGGCGATCGAAGTGCGGCACTCGCAGGACCGCTTGGAAGGGTTGCAAGACACAGTGGAGCTATACGCCAGCGCGGTGACGCAGACGCTGGATGCGACGCGCGGAGACTGGGGTGACGGGATGTACTATGCAGGCGGGTATCAGGTAACGTTCGGAGCCGTCAAGAGCGGGGGAATAAACTTCGTGCAGACGGCCAAAGTGACATTCGAGATTGGAGTGAGCATTAACTAAGATGGCTTCTTACATTTCCTCAAACGCAAATCGCTTCTACACGGCGCTGGAAAGCGCGTATGGCAGCGTGGCGGCAATCGCAGCAGGCAACCGGATACCGGCGCTCAAACTGACCGTGCAGCAGCAGCTCGAGGTCACGAACCGGAAAGACAAGACGGGAAGCCGGACGTTTCCCGGCCTGCCAGCGGGCGGGCGGCGCCGCACTTCCTTCGACTTACAGACGTACATGACGAGCTGGCAGGCCGCTGCGGGCGGTCCGGCGTACGGGCCGTTGTTCCAGGCGGCGTTGGGCGCGGCGCCAATGATCTTCAGCGGCGGTGTGGTGGGATCGTACTCGGGAACGACACTGGTTTTTGCGGCGCCTCACGGACTGAACGTAAGCCAGGCGGTCTCCAGCGGGGGCGAGATACGGTTTGTGACGGCGGTGGTGGACGCCAACACAGTGCAGCTCAACGCGCCGCTCACCACGGCGCCAGGGAGCGGAGCCACGATCGGAGCGGCCGTGACCTACCAACCGGCGACGGAGCTGCCGAGCGCCAGCGTGTTCGATTACTGGGATCCGGCGAGCGCGGTACAGAGAATCCTGAGCGGCGCGGCGGTGGATCAGATGGAGATCCAAATCGACGGCGATTTTCACGAGTTTCATTTCAGCGGCGTGGCGCAGGATGTGCTGGACAGCGCAAGCTTCACGGCGGGGCAAGGCAACTTGACAAACTACCCGGTGGAGCCGGCGATCGGCGCATTCGACTATTCGATCGTGCCCGGCAACCTGGGGCAGGCGTGGCTGGGAACCGAACCAGCGCAATTCTTCACGGTGACGGAAGCGTCGGTGGTGCTGAAGAACGGGCTGGACACGCGGTCACGGGAATTTGGTTTCAGCCTTCCGCAAGCGATCGCACCGGGACAAAGAACCGTGCAGGCGTCAATCGGACTCTACAGCCAGACCGACAACGCGACACCGGCGTTGTACCAGGCGGCGCGGGAGCAGACGCCGATCAGCGTGATGTTCCAACTGGGCCAGACCCAGGGCCAGGTGATGGGCGTGTACCTGCAGAGCGTGATTCCAGAGGTTCCGCAGTTTGACGACAGCGCGAACAGGCTGCAATGGGTGTTCAAGCCGTCGCGTGCGCAGGGGACGGTGGACAACGAAATCGCGGTTGCGTTTGGATAGGCATGACATACGAGAGCGTGAAGGACTGGGAGTCGAAGATAGCGCCGGGGGTCAGGTACCGCATCGCGCGAATGTCTTTTGCGCGGCGGGTGGAACTGATGCGGCAGGTTCGGGAACTGGCGCGGCGCATGGAGTTTCTGGAGGCTGGCCAGGCGCCGGGGGAAAAAATGGACTCGGCGCTGGTTAAGGCCGAGGTCGACCGGCTGTACCTGATATGGGGCCTGGTAGGGGTTTCGGGCCTGGAATTGGATGGGGCCGCGGCAACTCCGGCAGGGTTGGCGGAAAGCGGACCGGAAGACCTGTTCCGGGAAGCGCTGGCGGCGGTCAAGGCCGAGACAGGACTGAGCGGGGCAGAACGAAAAAACTGATTGTCGCCTTCCATTTTCAATTTTCCAACCAGGCCGGGTGGAGGTGCGACGTTTGCCGGAAGTCCGGCCTAGAGGCGAAACGCAGGTGCGGCTGGCTGCCGGCGGCGCGCGACCAGGGAGGGCCACCGGTGTGGGCGCGAAGAGAGGCGGTCCTGGGGACATGTCCCAGGTC